GTCAAGCCCACCTGCACAGCTTTCTTGATCATGTCTTCTACAGGACCATACTCGCCCTTTTCCAACAAGTCCGCGCTCTCTAGGATAGCTTTCTCTAGGCCCTTGTGACGGATGAATGTTTCAAAGTCATTAAGCAGCCAATCAAAGTGTTCTTCACGTAGATCTGTAGTCAGCTTAAAGTCTGTATCGCAGGTTGCATTAACAATGTCCGTTGTGGGCATAACGTTATGATCTTTAACGTATTCGTTCAAGAACTCTGCTGATTTCTGCAAGCGTCTATCAAAAAGTGTGTGATCAAAAATACTTTGACAACGAACAAACGTTGCCGCGTCGGCTAACATCATTTCTAGATATAGCCTTTGAATATCGTAACCGTAGTCTGTGTTCTGTTTCATCTTATAATTATACGCTCTCTAAACATTAATTGCAATGTGTTTGACTGGAGCCCAGTCATTACGCCATATACGTTGCTTGGTGTGATATGCTACTGCACCGATACTGCTACTTGGATCACCCGGATTCGGTAAACTCCAAATGTATTTAAACTTACGTTCCACTTCGTTCTTGTTAGCAATACTGTTCATGGCGCATCCGCCCATGTATACTAGGCAGTCTGCATTAGTTAATGCTTTGGCCTTGCGCATTACCATTGCGATTTCTATCTCAAATCGCTCTTGAACAGCGGCTGCAAGATTGCATTGATCCTCTACAGACCATCCGCCTATTCCCCAGTTTTGAACACCACGATGGAAATTATACTTTAGCTCAACTGGGCCAAGTCCGAAGTATTTGCCCACATCTTTACGGAATCTACTAGGATCGCCTAGTGCAGCCATTTGTTGTAAGATATGCTCATCACGAATAGGAGTAAGCCCTATCATCTGAGTAAAGGCACTATAGAACAAGCCCAGGCTATGCGGATACTTAGCCGACCACACTTTCTTCATTTCACCATGCAGTCCTTCCCATATAGTTGCACATTCAAACTCTCCGATGGCATCTAGCACAACAATGGCACAGTGGTTGAATGGGCTAGTGTAGTAGCCTGCGGCTGCATGGCTAGCATGGTGCGGGGTATAGGTTAATGGAGCATATTCTAGTCTTGCTCGTTTAAGATACCGGCTAGGTAAACTGGACATGTCAAGTGCTGTCTTATACTGTTTAGCATACACTTGTCTTGCTTTCTTAAGCCACGGATCTTCATACCAAAAAATGCGATCTGGACTTCCGTAGTCCAGGGCCTTACGAATTACATCACCCGGAACTTCATCGTCGGATGAGACGGTGTTTGATTGATATACGCCATCTTTAAACACAGCAAGGCTCGAGCCATGATTAAGTGCGTTGATGCCCCACTGTATCATTTGTAGATAAATGGATCTGCTTTGCGTAACTGCTCAAGGCGCTTTTTATATGCCTGGCGTTCTTTATACTTTGTCCAGGGGCGCATTAAAAATTCGATTATTTTTTTCATTTTCTTCCTTTGGAAACCACTTCTTCGCACGTAGTTGTATCTTCAACTTGTTTGATTCTTTTGCAGATATAATTAGGTATAATGTTGCTAGCTTGCCTAACTTACATACTGCATCGTTAATATCTTTAATACCTTCGGGCCAATCAGGCATGCTGACAGACCATCCGTATTCTAACGCTTGCTCTACCGTTTGCAATCCGGCTTTGTCTCTATCTGGCACAAGGATAATCTCCTTGCCTAGCTGATGTAGTAGCCAGTTCTGACTGTCTTTAATTTCTGCACCTAGTAGCGCACATCCATCAATACTTAGCGCATCAAACGGACCTTCTGAAACAATTACGAAGCTTCGATCGTTAGTTTGTCTATCAAGATTAAACACATATCCGGGCTGTTGCTCGCTTAGATATTTAGGTTGTGCATCGTTAATTGCACGGGCAGTCCAACCTACGATCTTGCCATCTTTAAGAAACGGAATGATAACTCTATTCTTAAATCCTACCTTGTTAGTCCAGTAGTAGGGATATCCAAACGGATCTAATGCTCTAATGTTTCTTAGGTAACAGAACACATCAATGAGTGACTGGTCTGCATTTTCCCAACCTTGTAGTTCGATCCAATTGCTCCAGTCTTCTAAACTTTTTGAGTCTAAGGGCAACGCACGTTCGTCGAACTTTGGAATGATGCTAGTAGAAGATGCGGCTTGTTCTTCACTAGTCTTAAGTGCTTCAAATATAATTTTATTGATAGTATCGTCTGATACATGTAGCCAGCGTAAGAAGTTTTTTAGATTCTTACTAATGTGTCTGCCGGGTTGCCAACTACATTTGAATCCGCAATTGAAACAGTGATAGCTTACAGCATTGCCGCCATTTACAATAAATCCACCACGCTGTCTTGTGTCGGGTGCTTCGCCTTTATGGACACAGCAGGGCGCATTGAAACTGATCCAACCACTGGGTGTTTGTTTTCGTTTCGCAGGTAAGTGTGCTAGTAACGTGTCTATAATAAGGCTCATACCCTATTATAACATTATACGATTACTTTGTCTACACTTCCGGCTGTTTTTGTAAAAGTAATTCGAATGTAAGTATATTGCCCGATTGGAAAATCTGCAAATACAATATCGTCATTACGAGCTGAATCAAATACCTGTGTTGCTTTGATTGAGTTTTTAAATGATTCGGTTGCAATAGTAGCTTGAGTAGTTGCTTCTAAATGAACTGTGCCAATAAAGTCTGTTACTTCAACTGTTACATCAATAGTAGCAGTTGGGACCGCTTCATAAAATTTAGTAGGAATGGCGCTAGAATGATAGTTATGAATTGCATTCTGTGTTGACCCATTACCCGTTAACTCTCCGTGGAAAGTAGTATATTCAACAGGATCTCTAAAGGTTGGCATTGCACTTCCGACTAGTTCCATCTTGCCAACTGCACCAAAGCGGGTATCGCCATAAAGCATAATATCGCGGCCGTCTTTGTTAGCATTAACACTAAACGATAGAAACTGATCAGTTAGGTCTGCTAGGTCCTCAAATGGAACTGTAACTGTTGCTAGTCCCTTATGAGTTGTCTGATTTAGCGGTGTAACAGTATATGGACTGTTAGGCAATGCTTGCCCGCTAACGTCCATAATGTGCATCTCTATACCGGCAAGGGTTGATAAATCAATACGCTTCTGATCTGCGTTTTTGATATCGAATTCGATAGTATTATCGATACCGTTATAAATTTTTATGTTTCTCTGATACACGTTTGTATACTCCACTGGAAAGCCTGCCAGATCAGCTAATAGCTCGAATCTATTTGGATATAAATATGTTGAGATTTTTTGCATACCTGTCAGGACCTTTATTATATATTTATGGCAAAACTAAGAGATAACATAGAAGAAAAATTACCGTTTATCAGCGTGATAAACTATGGTGAGGATGAATACGTAGGTATCATCATCAATCAGGATCAGTTCGTAACTAGCTTCTACGATCTCAACGCTATTAAGACATCCGAAGAGAAACAGCTATTCTTAGAGATAGGAGAAGTTTGGTGGTGGGAGTCAAATCGCCAGTTTCCTATTAGTATTTTTTGCAGGGAACAAATACAGCCCTTCCATTATGCTATTAAGACATTTAACAGCAAGGATGCTCGGGTAATATTAGGTCCAACTGTAAACTTAATGAATCTTACGTTAAAGCGAGTAAAACGTAAGAGTGTGCAGTTAGTCCGTAGAAGCAAATAATTGTTCGCAAATTAGATTCATCTGCACCACAATAGCAGCCGCATACGCAACGGCATGTGCTTTCTTAAAGTAGTATTCATCACCATCGGGTCGTGTCCAAACATCTGCTAAAACAGTAGCCCAATCTTTCCCAATCAAATATCTCTTAGCTGGTCGTATCACTGCCAATACTGCTGCCAGTTGTTCTACGCTTTGCGGCTTCATTTCTCTTAAAATTGATCCGTGTCCGTTTACATGAAACAGTTTTTCAGTAAAGTCATCTTCTAATAATAGATCCCATAATGGTGCTTGTTCCATTAATTTTGTAAGATGTGCTTCATCCTTAACACCTTTATAGATACTAACATTGAGAAAGTCTATTTTAAAATATCCTCTTTCTTCTGCCTGTTTATAATCAATTGTGCTTAGACCTGTAAGAGGATTGTATGGGATAGACGTGCAATATACACCGGTGTTGTGCTTTTTAAAAGTGCCATTCTCTTCAATTGAAGCACCGACATGCTTGAGCTTGCCCAGTGCTTCAGTTCTATCTAAGAAGTCAATATCGATATCAGGCATTGCGTCTCTCTTGTCGTGTCCATTGAGTGTGGCGCTCTACATTATTAGATCCCCTGTAGTGCTCGCCAGTTTCTAAATCAATTAGCAACCACTTCTCAGGGGCTTTAGTTTTAATTTCCAATACAATTGGAAAATCTAGTTCTGTTACTTCTGTATCGTCTTTTAGTTTACGTGTCTTCATATTTTAGATTCTCTCACAATTTGTTTAACTAGTTCTACATCTGCAGGATTCTTTTTAAATCTATGAACCCAGAACTGCGGATCAATTTGAACAGCAACAGTTTCTAATTGTTCATCACTTAGTGTTGACAACAACTTTTTACCATTAGTGCTGTTTAGAATAACCCACGGACTAATCTTACCGTCTTTAATGTCATGCGTTGCTCTGTTTGGATTAACGTATAAGAAGTAATGATTCCATTGTGCTTTGTTGTCATCACCCCATTTGATCATGTGTTTGATTGTTCTATCTAATGCTGTCTCTACTGTTTCGACTTTGATTAAGTCAATTACATATTTGTCATACAGTTCATCTCTACACCAATGATCTAACTTAACACCGCTAGTAACTACATAGTCAATAAATCTATCAGGGTATAACGGATTAACATTGCTAACGAAACTACCAAACTTAACAAATGCATTATAGTATGGGCTGTGTGCAAACTCATCATATGTCTTAAGAACTTTTAACTTCTGAGTGCGTTGATAAAATCTGTTGTATGCATCATATCCCATCTGGACATGTTTTTCAGTCTTGGCAAGCGCCCTACGCTTTTGCTCACAGATATGCACAAACAAAGTTTTTTCTTTCATAAACTTTGTGCCGCAATGCTCACAGTGATAAGGTTTGTCTACTACTGCCAATTTTAACATATCATTTAAATTTAGCGGCAATCTCAGATTCTGACATGCCGTATTGTCTACACAAGTCTTTGACATCTTTATCTGTCATTAACTTACTCATTAGATGAAGCTCATCTGCTTTCTTATCTGGATAGAACTGTTCAAGAATCCTAGTCTTTTTGTTAGCCGGTGCTTTCTTATGCCCAATCCATTCATGGAACATAATCTTCTTACTATCATGCGAGCAAACAGCCAACAACTGCCAAAGTAGTTTAGGATGTTTACTTAACGAGTAAAAGTGTTTATTAAAATACTCATTAGTAGCTAATACAAAATGTTCTTGTAGTTCTCTGTTGCCAGTCTTTACAGAACTCATATATCGATTCAACAGAAAGAATGCAACACTCTTTCGTTGTTCGGTTGTTAGCTCGTCCCATACTTCTTTAGCGCCACAGTCAAGGGCGCCTAGAATATCTTTAAGTTCTAATTTTTCACTCATCTTTTGGAACCAACCTTGCATCAAACGATACAACTGTTCTGTATCCAACACCATCCCACGGATATACTGTGTGCGGCAAATGACTTGGGAACACTACTACTGTGCCAGGTTCTGGAGTATACTTCCATGTATCACTCATCATAAATCGAGTAACATCTCTAACCTGCGGTAAACGAAACAAAGTTTGTCCATCGCTTGGATCGCTACTGTCAATTAGTTGCGGAGCACTTACGTAAATGTTTCCGCTAATGTTGCCAACTGGATGTGTGTGCATTTCCTGATAGTCGCCGGGGCCTTGTCTGGTAGTCCAGACGCTGGCAATTACAGCCTTACACATACGCAAGTCTTCAGTGCCACTTTGCTGTGCAACTAGTTCCATATAGCCTTGGCATGCAGTTTCTAACCATTTAACTAGCCAACTTACATCTAACTCTAACTTGTTAGGATATACTTGAATCTGCTGACCTCCACGTATATTAACCAATGCACTAGTGGTGTCATTTAGTTCCGAGTGGCTGTGTAGATTTTCTGTTAGATTAAAAATTTTACTAAACTCAACCGGTGGCACATTGTCAACTGCGATTATCACAGGTTGGAAATAGGCTACTTTCATATTTTTTCCTTACTTAACTTGTATATCATTATAGCACGATCTAAGGCCTTTTGTAAAGTGATATTGGTCCGTGCTTCTCGCCGAATCTCACCCCACAACTTATCTTCCATTATGTGATCATGCAACGGACGACCGTCTGGCATCCTGCCATCGTGCGAGTCGGTAACTGGATTATAAGTTGGGCCCATACCGTGCATATAGTCATATCCTACTACTTGTCGAGTTTCAGGAGCAGCACCCATTTCTCTAGCATAGGTCACACCGCCTGCCTTTTCATAAATGTAAGTTGCGCCAGGTTTAAGACTGCCCATTTTTAATCCTCGGAATAAAATTAAAGTTAACTACAATCCTAGGATCACTACTAGATGGACAACTTCCGGCGTGGTAGGTAGTTCCGTCAAATGCAATCAATCTGCCACGCTTGGGGGAGATGCGTTGGGTTTCTGTATATACTCCGTTGTCTTTTGAAAATATAACAGTATCACCGTCGCTGTCTCCTATATAGTAAACACAAGTGATTAAATTCTCAGGAGGGTCAACAAAGTCAACGTGTGCTTTTCCATACGACTTATCGGGACGGTTAGGATCAGACACTGTCATGCTTGTCTTGATCATTAGTAACTTATCGATATCAAATGGAATCGCTGATAGCAACGGCACAAATAATGGAAATGATTGATTTATATGATTTATCTGCTCGTAGTATATTAAATGAACAAACTGTTTATAGTTAAAAGTGTTTGGTGCGCCAACCCCGGGTGGTTCGTATGGGGAGGCTGCGTTAACATAATTCCAAGGGATAGGTTGCGTTGTAAAGTATGTTTCTAAATCGATTTGATTTTCTATAGAAATTACATCATCGATAATAATAACATCTTTAAGCATTATAGTATCCTATCTAAATGTATAATTTCACTTTGTCTACTAATCTCCTTAACAAAGTATGCACAGTTTGGTTTAGGTTCACTATTTAAGGGTGTTGCTAGTAACTGTCCATTTTTCATTTTAGGGAAATACCATTTGACATCACTGTAGAAATTTACAATCTCAATCTTCTTAAACTCAACCCTAAATGAACTTAATGGATTAAAAATTAATGCTTCAAATCCTCTGTCATTTAAACTAGTTAATGGTAACACTTCAATATCACATGCACTTGAGCTATCACCGACTGCTATTGACCAATCAATTGGCATAGTTACTTCATCGTTACCGATGCGTAGCACCATTGCAGGTGCGTTAAATGATTCTAAGAATACTAGCGGCATAAAAAAGAAGTCAGGCTCCTTTGGATCACTATTATCTAATACAGCGAATCTAGTATTTTCATCTACCTCATCTGGTAAATTGTTTAGCGAGAATAGCTCGTTATCTAATGTTAAAATTTGCATTATCCTATTTGTGCCAGTCGATCTTTTCAATTGTGAAAGGATACTTAGCTTCCTTGTAAAATTTCTTTCTTTCGGTAAGGTGCCGCTTGGCATACTTACATGTGGACGTTACGTCCCAGATTTGAACGAAATCTTTATCAGCTGCCTTTCGAATTCCACGTCCAATACTTTGAATAACACGGACGAAACTCTTTCCCGGCTCCAACAAAACAAGATTAAAGATACGAGGTATGTTAATGCCAACAGCAGCAACACCGAACGTCGCCACAATGACTTTATTGTCACTAGTTCGAATTTCATCATACTCTTCTTTCCTGTCTTTTGTTTTTACTTCACCTGATATAAAAACAGCGTCTTCGATTTCGTTTATTAAAAATTTGCCTGAATCAATTCTATTAACTAGAACTAGTGTGTTGCCTGTTTGTGATATTTTTTTAATTAGTTTGCTGATATAAATCATTCTATCATCGTCTGTAACTAGATACTTTAGTTCTTCTGCATAGCTACTAAACTCTGGTAGATCGATTAGTTGAGCCACGTTAACGTGACAGTTTGACAATACGCCTTTGTCTTGAAGTTCATATGCCTTGATACCGCCAACAACAGGACCGATGCTAGCAAAGATGCTTTCACTTTCAAACTTTTCCTTAGGAACAGTTCCGGTTAAGCCCCAGCGTATACAAGCATTATGTAGGTTTTGTGTCAGCAAGTTTTTAAGCACTTCTGCTTTAGCCATATGAACTTCGTCAACAATAACTGCCCTGACGCCGTCAAGGAATTCAGCAAGAGTTAAAATGTCATGCTCGTGATTCTTTGATTTCTTGTCAAGAATGTTAAGCGATTGCCATGTGCAAATAGTGTGTGTCTTCTTTAGGTCCTTGCGGTCACCGTAATAAACTCCCACGTCTAACCCAACGTTAATAAAGTCTTCTTCTGTTTGTTCTACTA